GCGTCTTTCGCTAGGCTTCATTTTTGAGAACTCTTCTTTGTTTGCTTTAAAGTTCTTAACTTTTCTTTCGGCTAAATCATCGTCATCACCTGGAACAACTTGTTTTAGGTTTCCGATTTCAGCAGTTAAAGCTTTTAATGATAGAGCGGTTTCGTTTTTGAATTTATCAAGCTCAGACTTAGCCGCGCTTAATGCCATCTTCATTTCTTCCTTCTCCATGTTCACAGCTTCTAAGTCTGCGGCCATTTTGTCTTTTTCCGTTTCCATTGCAGCAAGTGCATCAACTGGAGACTCGGAAATAGTTTCGATAATACCACCTTCACCTACTGTAATTTCTCTGCCGTCTCTAAGTTTGTGAGGGCCAACGGGCGCAACTGTTTCGGTTGGTTCGCCTCCTTCAGCGATTACAGCCCGTTTGCCTACATACTCACCGTCTTCAGAGAATACAAATAGTTCACCGTCTCCTTCGAGGGGTAAGGTCATGTTCTTAGAACTGCCTTTGACGAACGCAAGTAATGCGTTAATCCTTTTTGTGATTGCGCTTACTTCGTCGCTCATCGTTTCTGATTTTAAAATTAAGTCTTCGTATCTCGCTAGGCTGTCCATAATTATAGGCAGCGTTTTAATTTGCTCTAAGTCGTAAAAATCAATTACCTCGACTTCGCGCGCACTAGGATTAAGTTCACCCTCTACGCTCGCGGAGTAGTAATAGCTAGTGGTTCCGTCGGTGTTCTTGATAGCCTCTAAAAAGCTTATGTTTGTTGCGGTTAGTCCTGTCTCCTCATTAAACTCACGTCTTGCAGAGTCAATCGGTTCCTCTCCTTCTTCAATCTTACCACCGGGAAAAGCGTACTTGCCGCCCTCAAAGTCATCGGTTAAGGATCTTTGTATCATTAATATCTTGCCATCCTTTACCGCGATAACATCCGCGTAGCTTTCAGACACTAAACCCTTAAGTGCTTTTAACGCCTTAGGGTTATAGCTTACTGAAGCGTTTTGAAACTTCATTGCCTGTATTGGTGCAATAATCTCAGTGGCAAAATTGTACTCTAGTAGTTGCTGATCGGTTAACTGCGTTTCGTTACGCATTAGGTCTTGCAGGATTCGCATATTATCGCGGCCCGCTATCCGAGTGTATTCGGTAAGCATTGCGAAATCTGCTTCCTCGTTACTGTCTGCTATCTCGCGCAATACCTCCGCGTTTAATGGCGTATCTCCTAACTGTGAAGGGTGAAGCCATGCGGTGTGAATAAGTGGATTAGACCCTTTTACAGACCTACGCTTCGTGCCTGCTAAGAATAGTAAGAAGCCAATAGAGTCGTATGCTATGCCGTCCATAATTACCTCACGACCTTTCGCTTTCTCAGCTTGCAACATATCGTACATCTCAAACCCCTGCATAACGTCCCCGCCTATGGTGTTTAAGATGATATGTATTTCGTCTGTAGTGGATTCGGCTAGATATGCGCGCATCATATCAGCGGTGAAGTTTTCGCCTATGTTGTTTTCGGCAAGGATAGACTCTAATTCAGGCTCTCTGTTACCAATAAGCCCTGTAATTTTCAATGGTTCCACGCGCGCAATTAATTTAATTGACACAAAAAAAACACTATTTTACGTGCTTTCAATATGAATATAGGCAAGTGGTATTTGCTTAATATTTTATGTATATCTTTGCTTATATGAATAAATTACTTTTAGACTTGGGGCCGCTTAAAGATCGACTCGCTAAGGCAGCATCAAAACGCGGGCAATCAATGTCAAGCGTGATACGAGAATTAGTTTACAACTTTTTAAAAATCAACGATGAGTAACACAGTGACAATAAACCTATCTAGGTATGAAGACTTGATTACGATAGAAAAGGGATTATATTTAAAAGGTTCAACAATCATAAGCGCAATGGGGTATTCTCAACCTTTTATTAAAATTTGGCACACCGATGAGCTAGTCGAGAAAGTAACTGAGTCCCATAAGTACTTAGAACAAATGCTTAATACAGAAAGTTACAACAATGAACAATTAAGACGGCAGCTTTCAGAACAAAAAAGATTAGAGCATTGTCGTACAGAGGAACTTGATAAACTAAGGTCTGACTTACATAAGGCTAAACAATTAATAAAGCAAATGCCTAGACCTGAACCACCAAAATACAGGGTAATAAAAGAAACAGGTTTTTTTAACTTCTTCAAACGACTATTTAACTTATGAGTAAAGAAACACTTGCAAAGGATTTAGAGGAAACGAAAGAACAGCTAAGATTAGCTAATCAAAAAATAGGTGTCCTTGACCAATTAAACGAGGAGTATTATAATAAGACATTCCCCCTTATTAGAGAAAATAAAAAACAGACTTTATCTTTTGGCACCTACCCTGCAATAGGAATAATTTTTTGGGCTTGGTCAACTATCTCAGCCGCTTTAATTTACCTTATAAAAAATATATTTAACTTATGAGTAAAGAAACACTTAAAGCCCGCCACGATAACGCGGGAACGATCCTAGACGCTTTCCTATCCATTAATGAGTACATGGCTAAGGCACTAGAAGAAATCAAGTCAGGGGATAAAGAAAAGGGCTATGCAGAGTTGACCGTGTTAAGCGAAAAACGAAACAAAGCGAAACAGAATTACTTGATGTACGTGAATAAAACTATTGAAATTATCAAAGGGATATGAAACGAATTACAACCACTTTACTATTACTCGCCTCATTACTTGGGGCGGCTCAAGAACTTACCTTTATCCAGTCCATGCCGAACGAAGCAATATCTATAAGGCTGACTAAGAGCTATGGCAATTGGCAGCATAGAATTATTGAGGTAAGCAATCAGGGCGGGTTAATGCTTGGCGGTGTTGGCTATCAGTTCAACAGCATTGTACAGTTCACTAATGCCGTGGATTTAGTTGTACTTAACAACGGGGCCGATATACGATTTGAGGCTATGGCATCCAGACAGCTTGATTGTGTTGCTGTTAATGTATTCGCTCAAAAGTATATCGGCCAAGAAGGTATGCAGTATGGGTTTGGTTTAACTGTATCTATTCCACAATATTAGCATGGCAAGTGGATTAAAATATCTTGGTAAAAGCAAGTATAAGTATGTATCTAAAATAGAAAGCGCGGGTAAGGTTTATTGGCGAGGCCGTATATTTGACACAGGAAAAAGCTTTAAAACCGAAAGAGAAGCAGCAATATATGTTGATAAAAAATTAATTGAAAAATTTAAAGAGCCTGTTAATATATTAGTTAGAAAGTAAACTTATTCCACAATATTAGCGAACTGTCTCGCGTCATCTAGTTCCGTCTGCTTCTCTTGAAACTCTGTCACGCTTACAAATATTTTCGCTTGATTCATTAGATTTACCGCTTGAGTTTCGGCCCTTGTTTCTGCACGGGTCGAACTTATAGCCGGTAAATTTCCCGCTCCAATTATCCCTTTTGCAAAGTTTCTTTTTCCTAATTGGAAGTTAGGCCGGTTGCCTACGTTTATTTCCATTTGAGCCAACTGAGGCGCATAGGCATCCGTAACCGCTGAAGTCATTACCGACTCATTTCTACTAATGTTTGCGGGTATGCCGTCGCTTGTTCCTGTTCCTGGGCCATCTACCCCAATCACACCACCGGCAAAGTTTTGAGGTGCAGAGTTAATTTTTGCAATTTGTACGAATCCACTTGCTATAGCTAAGGCAGCAAACACAGGCCCTAAAATTGGCCCTCCTTCTGCTAATCCTTTAGATACTGCCTGAGCGGTATTAACTCCGACAGCCGCAACCCCTGCGACTTTTTGCACACCTACATTTTCGCCCGCTGCTTCTTTAGTAAATGCTATTAATTCACTACCGACTTTTAAGCCATTATCAAGCTCAGAGTCTTTTAAATCGTTCACCGCATCAGTGCTTTTACTTTCTACGCCTTGCACTTTCTTAATATTAGCAATCTTGTGGTCTGCTATTTTATTATCTATCTCGATAGTGTTCTGTCCCGCTATTACACGTGCAGCCCGTTGTAATTCCATTAACTCAAGTTCACGCTCGTAAAGTCTTTGGTCGTATTCATCGCGGGTAATCTCCTCAGCTATTAAGCGTTCCTTGAGTCCTAATAGATAAATACTATTACTTCGTTTAATTTGGGCTGCTGCTATTGCGTTTTGACGTTCAGCGGTTTCTTCTGCAATTCGGATTTCTTCGTCCGCTCGTTCTTGACTAAATTTTAACTTATCAGCTTCATTCTTTTTAGCGTCTGCTACTTTCTTGTTCTCAGCGGTATTTAGTAGGGTGTTTACTTGGTTCTGGATCTCTAAGCTTTCCTTTATCCTATTTGCTTCTAGTTGATCCTGCTGCCCTTTTAAATCAGCTAGTGCTATTTGAGCTTCATAATCAGTATCATTTTGAGCTGCGGATAGTTCAGCCTGTTTAATTTGCTCTTTGAGTATATTGGCTTCTAAATTGGTTCTTTCATTTAAAGACTTAATGGCTTCTTGTGCTGCCTTAGCTCTTTCTTCGTCGGATTTAGTGACATCTTGAACTATTGCTTTTTGTTCTGCAAATGCTCGGTTTAATTTACCTTGAGACTCCGCTAGTGCCAATTGCGTTTGTTTAAGTGTTATCTGACTTTTAGCAAATTCAGCCCCGTCTTTTGCTCCTTCCTTAAGTGCGTCACCAATTCCCATTAATGAATCCCACGCCTTAGAAAAATCTAGATCAGCTAGTGCTGTAGCTATATCTTGAAACACGCCTATTAGTCTTTGAAACGCAAACGCAACTGGTTTAATTGCTTTATTTAAGGAGTCCATTCCACGTTGAGTACTAAAAAACGCGGCTACTAATGAACCAACAGCTACAACTATAGCGCCTATCCCTGTAGAAATTAAAGCAATTTTAAACAGTTTAAGTGCCTTGCTTGCTAATTTTGTCGCTCTTGTTACAGATTTTTTTGCGGTGGTAAGTGCAAGCTGCTCACTTGTATAGATTTTTGTAAGAGGAATAGATTCAATTACAACATCATTATAATTATTAAAGCTACGTTTTGCGACACCCATAACCGCAGTTACTACATTTTGAGCAGTAGCAAGCATTTGTTGTTCACGCGCAAATAGTCCTGAAGATTTTAAAGCATCCTTCATCCCCTCGGAGTAATTCCCGACGTTGCGCCTTGTGTCTCCTGTCGCTTTCTCTAGGCTCTTTAGCTGCTCTGTAAGGTCTTTTTTATTCTTAGTTAGCTTCTTACCCTCCTCGGTGTTTTCGCGTTCCCCTTTCGATAGTTTAGCCCACTGCACGGATACTTGAGATAACTGAGCGCGCAATTGATCTAGGCTCCCTTCATTGGCATCTTGTGCTTTTGTGTTGGCAGTCAGTACGCGCTCATTGGTGCGTATCTCAGTATTTAGCTTTTTAATTTCTAAAGCGTTTTTTGTATAAGCATCAGATGTTTTATCTAGTACTTTATTTGCTGCTTTAAATTTATCGACTTGCCCGCGCATCTTGCCAATCTCAGCAACTGCTTGTTGTATGTCTGAGATTGGTATGCTTACATCTAGTACTACTTGTTCTGCCATTTTAGAAGATTCTTAAAAGTTTAAATATTGTGGGACTTGGTCTGTTTACTTCGTACTCTTTTATCTCCATGATGTACCAGTAAGCATCTAACAAACTGATAGGCGTGTCAAAGCTTAAGGCCGCTAGGTCATCGTTGTTTATGGTTATCGGTACTTCTATAATTTTGCACTTGTCAAAAGCTGCTATAAAGGCTTGGTAGTTGTCGGTAATATCTTTGCTGAATCCCTCAAAGGTTACGTTTGCCTGTGGTGATGGTAAAGCCTGAGCTGTTACTTGAATTAATAACGATGTATCAATAACGCAATCCACCGCCCTTGCCTTTGGATCTATGTCTGGTGCGTCGTATGTTAAAGGCGTTGATGAGTATCGCGGGATTAATAGCATAGATTTATTTTCAAAAAACCCTTCAAACAAACCAGTGCGATAAAACGGTGCCTCATATAAAACCTTCTCAATATCTAGATTATTGTCGCTTATAGTAAAAGTACCACGACCGCGAAGGTTTGGTGTAGATGTTGGGTCTGTCTTAGGGTCTGCAATTTGATAATCAATATAATTGCTTTGCGCGTAATCATTGCGACGGTATAATCTTTTGATGTCGTTAACGTTTGATATCTTAGATGTTAAATCTACGGCTTGATAAAATCGGTTTGCAATATCTGAAAACCTAACTAGATTAATAGTCTTAGCTAGGTTATCCACTACTATAAGAGCGTTTTGACTTACTGACACATACTTAAATAAATTGGTAATCTCAAGATCAGGCAAAGTGTCTTGTATAGATATTAGATCCCCGTTTTCAATAACACTAGTTCCGTCAAGTACTTCTATAAAAGCACCTGCACCTATTGTAGTAACAGTATCAGCCCCGCCAAATCTAAGAACCTGAACCACAATCACCTCAGCTCCAGCTGTCTCAAGTGTTAACTCAAAATCAAAAGTACCTGATGTGCCTGTCGATATTTGCAAAAAGCTGTAATCCCTTCCTGTAGTAATTGAATGTAAACTAATAATGCTTGAAGTGCCGCCTGGGCCTGTTATTGAATAAGGCACTGATCCTTTGACGTTAAAAGATCCCGAAACTGTTAAGCCTCCGTTTGTGTCAAACATTGTAAGAGGGTCAACTATTGTGTCTAAAACTACGCTCTCCTCTGGGTTGCCTGTATTTAATGTAATAACTCTGTCTATTGAGCTTGTAGCTGATCCTTTTAAACTAATGTTATTTGTGAAATCCTGCTTACTAAAAGGCAATACCCTAGTCATATTTGCTAGGGGTGTATAAACATAACCTAACTCTGTAGCTATTTTATCAAACAGCGTCTGAATGTAGACAGCAGGAAACCAGTCGGTGTGCGCTCTAGCTCCAAAAGTCACATCTGTCCATCTGCCATAGTTGATATTTGGATAAACCACGCCTGTGGTCGCTTGCCTTCGCGTGTTCACATTTGGAGCCGTCCACGTATGGTTAAGGCTGCTTAAGTTTATCGTGTTAAGCTTGCGGCCTTTTAACTGACTAAAGAAACCAGCACTACTTGAGAAGAAACGGATAGTATAAAACTCATTGCTTTCCAATATCTGAGCGTTACCGCTAAACACCTTTAAGGCATCCACATACAGATCAGCGTTAAACAGTTTGTAGACTTGCGGAGTGTCTGCGTTTGCGTCATCCAATAGGCCTAATGTCTTTTGGTTGTTGCTAGTCTTGGCTATCTTCACTTGATTAGATAAAGATCCTCCGCGCTGCACTATGTCATTAAACTTTGCCTCTGATAAAGTCAGGCTTATAACCTCCGATGGGTTAAAGCCGTCTAGCTTGTACTGGCTGTCTAGTATCGCGTAGATCATTTACCCTCGTTTATACGTGTTAAAATCTTGCTCTTGATTAAGTCTATTGAGAACCTATTAGAAGTTGATAAGAACGGCTTAAGGTTCTTGTTATTAGATTGCCCGTTTGTTAAATTGTACTGCGTATATGTTGTGCTAACTACCTCAAAAATCTGCATGGTTAGAAATATCTGATTCAGATAATCAAAGATAGTTTCACTTTCTGGAGGAGCTATTAATGATACAACCTCTTGCTGATTGCTATAATTTATCGACCTTATCAAGTCATCCGATTGAGTGAAGGTAGGACTACCGCCATTCACACTAGTCACGCTTTGTAAGTTGAACTCATAATAAACCCAGCCGCCCTTAGGATGCCAAAATAAGAACATACGACCATTGCAGCAAGTTCTTACTGATAGGCTTGCGGTAGCTGTTAAAGTAATAGTATAATCAAAAGCAGATCCTCCGTCATCAAAAACAAATTCTAGTTGATAGTCGCCTGCTGCTTCGGGTGTAATCACTACCCCTGTAATAGTTTGCCCTGAGTCTTCAGTAATTAAGCTATACCAGCTGCCAGCGGGCGTTGGCGTGATAGTAGTGTCAGCATCAGTGATGGACGTCTGGAAGTTTACAGTGTAACTCTTACCCTCGTAGCCTGTCATTGCTAAAACAGCATCTTGATTAATAGTCTGAGTAAATACAGATTCTAAAGCGACTACATACTTACCAGATGCTATTGAGCTGATTAATTGCCTGCACCCTTTGTAAGCTATTGTTAATTGTGGTGCTACTCCTTCTGTATGTTTAAAAGCGTTAACAGGTGTCTTACTTCCTACCGTATTTGGGTAGACTGAAACCTTCGTATTATTTGCAAATCCCGCATTTGTATCTGGATCGCTTAAGAAGTCAAACCTACCCACTGCGGCTTGGCTTGCGTTTATCCTGTAAAGTCCGTTTAAGTCAGCGCGAAGATTTAAACCATAGGTCTTTATCGGTTGTGCTGTTTCTCCTGTGTAGCCCGTCTCAATTGAAAAAGCCACGTCCGAAACAATGCGAACATTACCTGATGTTGGATAACTTGCGGAGTACGGGACGTTAACAGTTACTAATCCGCCTCCTGTGGTCGCTGTAACTACCGCCACGCTCGTTTCAATGTTGTCTTGGTTGTCTAGTATGGATAGATAAATAAATCCCGCGTCATCTGCTTCTGCTGCACCCGTCGCCCCGATGTCAACCTGAAGAAGACCGCCGTTATCAGCAACCGCTCCAATGGCGTATTGATTAGCTATTTCATAAAGCAAAGCATCTTTCTCATACGCTGCTTCGTTTGCGCTTGGTTCGGTGATATAGACGTATGTAGGCATTATATGTTTGCTAGTATTGCGTTAAAATATCTCTTTAAATCTGACTCAAGTGGCTTGATAAAGTTTTCAAGAATCCATGCATCAGTCTGTACCTCGCTAATTATACCAGAGTTCCCGCCTTGTCTAAATAGTAATGTACCCTCTTGGTGTATTTTACGCGAAATTAAATAGGCTAAAGTCTCTTGAGTTATGCCAGTTGGGGTTATTCCTCTTTGCTTAATCCATGTTAAAATACTTTCCTGAACTGTCGGGTTACCTGTTGCTGCGTTGGGTCTGGTTGGGCCTCTGCCTGTTTCCAAAGTCATTATGTAATTAAACGACCTATTCGGCATATCAGAATAAATCTGCACCCTTCCTTCTTCTATCCATCTATACTTTAAAGATAGTGCAGCCTCACCCGTGTTATTCATAGCCCCGTAACTAGTCGGTGCTTTATCTCGGATATTACTTTGAAGCTGAGAAATTGTGTTTAATGCCCCTTGCCTAAAAGCTAATTGATCTTTTAAACTGAACATGGCACAACTACAGTTATGGAAGCCGTAACCCAAACACCTGAGTTTGTATCTGCTCCACGTTTATAAAGCGGTGTCTTCTTAATTCCGTTCATCCACATATTGTTTCCCTCTACTGCGTTGTAAAACTCAGCAAGTATGACATTAGCTATTTCATCACAAGCGGCTGTAATCGCGTTCTGTGCAGGTGCTACGCTATCAAATGTATCTAAGCGACCAACATAAAAACCGAAGTTCTCAGTCGTCTCTGTTACTCCCTCAATTTCATTCGGTACTAGTGAATAGTTGGCGTAAATGGCGAATATGTCCTGCCCTTGGCTAAGTTCTTGCTGTGCTACTTGGTCAGGCGTGCCGACAATTTGCAACATGTTTGGATATTGTGCCGTGACTATTGTAGTCAGTGCTGTATTAATTCGGCTAAAGCTGCTCATCTTTTCTTATTTGGCTTGCAATTTACGCAAATTATCGCTATATCTGTTTCTTTCATTTTGGTAAATGTATTCCTGCATTACCCATCCGACCGGCTCCTTTTCTATTTCACTAGGTAATTTACCAAACTTTGCCGCTATCGTTTCAAGGATAGGATAAACACCAAACGCTTGAAGCCTATCAATGCCTGCTAGTTCTTCCATGTCGGTAGGTCCCTGCTTGTCACCTTCTAAATCAAACATACTCCACTGTTCTAGGAATAGTTTCATGCCGTCTAATGCTTTGGCTCCTGCTTCTAGGTAATGCTTCTCAAGTTCTTTGATCTTGGCAAGGTGATACAAGACTATCCCCAACTCGTCTAAGTGTTCAGCTGTGATCGCTCTAGCCGTTTCAAACTCTGCAAACGTCCAATCTTCAGAAATCCATTTAAGCGTATCAGTCACCTCTAAGCGGTTTGGTACTAGCTCAGGTATCTCCTCAATAAAGCTGCATATTTCGTAAATGGCCAAGTAGACCTCTGCCGATAGTTTAATTTCTGGAAGGTCGCACAGGATATGAACCCGCTTCCTTATCTCGTTTGGTTTGGTAGCTGATAACTGATCAAGCTTTTTAGGTGTTAAATCTTTCCATCGTTGTGGAGCATAAAATAAAAAGCCTCCTAATCTGATTCTTTGCATATCGTTGTTTTTATAGTCTTCTGCTTTTGTGTCTTGGTATTATACCGCTTGAGCTTGTCCCATGGTTTGTGTTGCTAAGTATTAAATCAGTCACGCCCCATACTAAAGCATCTACTCTGTCGGGGCTATATCTTGTGTTTAACGGGTTCCAGCTGTTCATCTGTTGTTCTAGCTTAGAATAATACCCAACGTGCTTAACCTTGCCTTGTTCGTACATAGAGTAAACAGGTTCTGCCCGCGCGTGCTTGCCTTTAGTTGCTCGGACTAACTTAACTCTTTGCATTGGGTCAACAGTTTTAATGTTGCTCGCTACCATGTCGCCCCCTTGGTTTGATTCTGCAATATAGTAATCACATGAATGCTCCTCAAATGCCTGCTTTGCTACTTGCGCCCACTCATTAGGTGTGTAGACTCCGCTGTAATCTGATAGCAGATAAACCACTTGCGATGAACTCATTCCTAATACCACTATTCCCGTCTCGTCACTGTTCTTTGTTGCTGTGATTGCTGGATCTATTGCCACTACTTTACGGATAAGCGCGGGCGGCATGTCTACCCTGTTCGCTTCAATAAGTGCCGCGTTCCATAATAACCCCTCTTCAGTATCTATCCACGTGCCTAAAAACAAATGCTCAAACCTTGCGATGTTTACCTCCTTGGTTCTGTCTGCTTGCTCTATAAAACTCTCGCTTAGGTTGTCTAAGTTATGCAGGTAGGTTGTATGAATGTACGTCGTGTCGTTTCGTGCGTTCTCAGGGCTAAACTTCTTAAATAACATATGCTCCCTATCGCTTGGGTTCATTATTACTATTACTCTGTTAGGCGTGTTCTTTGTTCTGACTGATAAATCGATCCTATCAAATACGTCCTCATCATGCATCTCCTCGCCCTCATCAAGAACCCATGTTGTCACCCCTTGAATAGATTTAAGGTTTGCCGTTGCTGTTCCTTGGCCTGTCTTGATCCCTTTGAACACTATCCTGCTACCTGTGGTCTTGTGGATTATCTCGTTTTGCGTTATCTCAAAATGATCCATAATACCGAGCAGCTCAAGCTTCTCTAAGAACTCAGGGATAATTGAGATGTGAGCGGAAACCATAGTCCAACGTGTGAACAGTATTACATGCCCTACTTCGTAAAGTAGATTAACCAAAAAAAGAGCGACGTGAAACGACTTAGCCGATCCACGCCCTCCAGTAATGAAAAAATACCTAGTCTTAGGCGGGTTGTTAAATAATGGTTTATACTCCTTAATTAGTTTCACTTAGTCCAATCTATCGGGGCCTTTAAAGATTCCCCATTAGTCGTTATGTCTACCGATTTGCTATCCCCAAACATCTTAGGGTAGTACTTTGCCGCTTTCCATTTCAAGGTTTGCATCATTACATTAGCTACGGCTGGTTCTATTGTCCCATCGTGAACTTCCTTCATAATAGTGTCTATATGTTCATCTACAGATTCGGCTTTATCCTGAATAGATCCTATGTAAAGGGTTGATAATTCAATATGCTCTTGTTTCCATATCCTAAAAGTTGACCATACCGGGTACTTATCGCTAGAGGATAAAACGGCTTTAATGTTTTTTCCGTCTGCTACTTCATTGCAAATCTCTTTGCATAGTTCAAAATCGTATGTACTTGGTCTTCCTGCTGGCATAAGGCAAATGTACTGAATTAATCGGTAAATACATGCCAGACTAAACCACTACCCATTACAACGCTGTCGAGGTGGCTTCCTAGGTGTATGTTTGATTTAGTTATCGCGTATCCTGTTCCTACTATGCTAATATTATGCGTGTAGTCTGTTTGATCCTCTAAGTTTACAAAGTACCATAAGCATAAATTACCTTCTTGCTCTGCTGCTTTTAG